TCTGCTTCGCCACATTGATTGCTATGCGCAGCTTTCCATATCCGCCTGTGCGCTTCTTGGTGCGATGCGTTTTCGTGGCAGGATTCACGGATAGATGCGTGTCAGCTTTGTTGTCTCTGGCATCCTCGATGTCTCCTATTCCACGGCGGTAATTCTTTGGGTATGGCATCACACCTCCTCATTCCTTGACGAAAACCTTCTTATTAGGCATCCGTTTCGGAACCTTTTGCGGCCTACCATAGATTTTCCCGAAGCTGGATGAACTAGCGTAGGTCTTCCTGACCTTATTCTGCTTGGCCATTGGGCTACTCCCTTTACTTGTGGCTGGTCAGCTTTGCAAGAACCTTCGTCTTCTTGCTGCCCTTGCTCTTATGCGCCCACTGTTTGCCTGTCGGAATTTCGTGAACGCTCAGATGTGCTTTCTTGCTGGATTTCTTAGTCATTTCGTTCTCCTTTGCAATTAACTGCCTCCCTTGTTAGAACGCCCCCTGAAGACGAATCCACAGAGGGCGCTCAGTTGTCTGTATACCGGGAGAGGAACAGACCTTGTGGAAAAACTCGTTAGAACTGCCCGCAGTATCCACCAATTTGTATCGTCTCACCAGATAGATTGGTAGCACTCACTGTGGTAACTTCCGCTCCTGTAGCCGTCACAAACCAGTGAAGAGACCACGATTGACGTTCGCCCGTTGCTGACGGTCTTGCATAAACCGTGTAGGTCCCACTCACAGATTGGACGCCGCCAAAAAGAACGTCAATGAACCTGCGATTATTGGAGAGTGTTACCACGTCTCCAGTCGTCGCGTTATACGAAGTAGGCCCCGTTCCATAGCCCGCGAACGCTTGGCGATAGCCGATGAAATCCGGGTAACCATTGAGCATTGTTAGAATCATTGCCGCTCCTCATTGCGAATCTTGCGGGGTGGATATTACTACCCACCCCTATTCAATTAGCCTTGAACAACTGGACCTGTCAGGTAAGCCTTGAACAAGTTTCCAGAAGCCGAAGCATCAATTGCCTGTCCAACTGTAGCCGTCGTATAGGTCGTTCCGCCAGTGACCACTCCACCCGTAGTCGCGCTGACAAAGTTCGCCAAGGTGATTGATCCACCCGCAAGCAGTGTCGCCAGTCCAAGCTCCTGAATGAACGTGAAGTTCCCCGGAGTTGTAGTGTTAACCGCGTTCAGGAAAACCACTGGACGCACTGTGCCAGGAGACGTTCCTGCGGCAATCTGGTCGAAGCTCGTCACCACGTTCGGCGAAGAGTCCAACTGCGCTGCTACCGTACCACCAGACGTGCTGGTAGCCGTGAGGCTGAATGTTGGGGCCGAAACGTATCCAGAACCTCCGTTGGTCACAATGGCCGAAGTAATTGCGCCACCGGACACAACGACCTGAATCGTCGCTCCCGTCCCACCGTTTCCAGCAGTTGCGGAAATGTTGTAGGTTCCTGTTGTGGCTCCGGTACCCGCAGCGGAAATGACGACGTTAGATACCCGTCCCATTGCTCCGCCTGCACGTAGGTAGCCCACTGTCCCTGTCTTCACGTTCGCAGCGGTTGCGCCGGAATCCAGTTGGACAAAACGATAGCGTCCTGCGTGGCAGGTTCCGACAGTCGTGTTGGAAACCATGTTGGCTTCCTTCTCTGTCATATCGAAGTAGTCACCGACTTCCAAACCACCAGTATTATACGGTTGGTTGGTAACCGGGTCCACCAAACCTGTCGCGGACGGAGAGTTCGCGGTGTTTAGTCCGCCCCAAATTGGGAGTGCTGGCTGTAGAGGCATTGCTTGTTCTCCTTCTGCAAAAACTTAAAGTCCGGTGAAACTACTCAATTAACCGTTATTGAAAATTCCAGAATTGAACCCAAACGCATACGCCGAGTGCCTTGGCTGAGCGTTATACAGATTCGTGCTAACGCGCATGAAGATTGCATCGATGGACACATTGTTCGGCATGGGCGCTCTGCGTATTCCGTAGTTCCATCCGCTCTTGTTCGTCGGACGAACCTTGAACGATTCCGGCTCAAGGAAGTAAAGCACTTCCGAAGGCTGAATCACTGTGTTCGAAGGCAAACCAGAGTTAGTCGGAGAGAAAAGGACGTTTGCGCCGTTGTTTGTGAACTGAGGTGTCGTGAACGAGACAGTCTGTGTACTCGCTCCAACGCCGTCCTGCAAGTTCGCATTACCTTGTCCTGCATTTGCTGGGGCCAGAGCAATGTAGTTCTGAGCCGCTGCCGATGGGGCCAATGGATCGGCGTAAATATCGATGCCGTCGAAGTTGAACCCGCGCCATGCAATGTCGTGATTCTTGTTGCTCACGTCCCTGCGCTGTGCGTCAAGAGCAATCGCAATTGCAGAGTATCCGAAGGTGTTGGTAATACCCAATGTCGGGTTTCCACCCGTCACCGTGCATTGCGCCTTCAACTGCGTCATAGCCGCAAAGTCAATCTGTCCCGGCGTTCCACCGTTGCCCAAATACAGAGGCGTCGAATTCAACGCGACTCCGATTGCGCCATTACGGACCTGACCGCCGTAGTTCTTGTAGACGTTGCCGTAGACAGAAGGATCAATACCGTTATTCAAGGCTTCGTCCATACCATTGATGGCCTTGATGCGGTTATCGGAGATCGATGTTCCGCTGGACGCCTGTCCATGCCGGAACGAGTCCATCTCGAACGCCGTATTCAAGCCAAGCACCATGTTCTCCATGTATGCCTGATACTCGTCAATGATCGTGGCTGGACCAGAGTTAATCACACCGCCCGTGCCTGATCCATCATCATACAGCGCGTCGTCCATCGGCCACCACGCAGCATAGAACTTGGGCAGGAATTTGATGCCCGAGTTGATCTGCTGTGCCGTCACAGTCACCGTCTGGCCAGAATCAACCGCAGCGTACTGTGTGCGACCGTAGAGGATATTCTCTCTCATGCCAGCGCCGCCAAGGAACGGGTCCCAGACGCCTGCACGGCGAAGTTTTGCTTGGAAGGGTGTCCCCACAAAAATCGAATTAAACAGCACTCCTACACGGACTGCTTCTAATTCACTGGCGTCAATTTGCGAGTAGAGAGGATCGCTTGGCATTGGTATCTCCTAGTCACTGCACTTAAGCTGATTTCTGCATTTCAACTAAATGCAGTTTTTGTTCCTTGGCTAACTTCCTGCGTTGTCTCTGAGCTTCGCGCTTCTTTTCTCTATAAACAAGATCATTAGCCCGTTTTAGCTCATACTCTGTGTGGTACTTTCTTCTATGTTCAAGCGCCTTCTTGCGTTGAATATCTACGTTTTGTTTCACTCTTTCCCATAGAGATTCATAAACCGTATAAGGTTCACTCCCAAAAACAGGATGGAGCAAATCTGCTACGTACTCAAGGAAGTCGTTTGCAGAAGTGGACTCAATCTGCGCTTTCCGGCGCGACGTCATAAATGGATAAATGCATCCAAGAAATACTCGTGCCCTATCACCGCAACCAGCAGCCCATGCAACGTCAATCGCGGTCGGGGTCTTGACTGCATCAAGCCCCGCTTTGTCTTTCTTCACGATTTTATATTCACGCTTCATCATCGTTTGTTCCTCCTATGCTCTATTGTACTAGAAACATAGGACTTACGCTGCTGCTTGGTCTTTCGCCGCAATCTGGTCGCGGATCATCTTTGTCGTATTTGCACGGCGCTGATTTTCGTTCATCATCAGAGGATCAGGCAAATCCTTGCTGATTACCTGACGCTGCAATTCGGGAATTCTTGACGATACTGCAACCCGTACTTCAGGGTTATTTCCACCCTGCTCTGCACGAAGTTTTTCCTTGGCTGCAAACTCAGCTTCGCGTGCATCCATCTTTGCCTTCCACTCCGATTCCTTGGCAGTGGCAGCGGCAGAAGCTACCTGATCGTCGTGAGCTTTGGCTGCGGCCTGTCTCCGCTCTTCTTCCTTCTCCGCAAACTTAAACGTCCGCGCAGCATAGTCCGAAGGACTTAGCTTCATCGCATCTGCTTGTCTGATGAGTTCGGAGGGAGGAATAGGAAGGGATTGACCACCGTAAAGAGTTTGGTATCTCCACTGAATATCGGAGATTGTATTCATTCCATCGCCAACGCGACTAATGATCGTTTGCGGATCAAATACTGGACTCCCCGTTGTTCCTGGTACAAATCGTCCTTGCCCGTCACGTGTTCCAGTTCCGTTATTGTTATTGGCTGGAGGGGTGAAAGCTGGGGCGTCTTCAGGCTTAATTCCTAGCGTTGTAAGGTAGCTTTCCCGTTGTTTTTCGTAGTAAGCGGCTTTCGCTTCAGCGTTTGCGGCCTGCTCGGCTAACTTTGCGCGTTCTGCTTCCCATGCGGTTATGCCGGGATTGTAAGTGTTCTGCCAGAACTCATCCACGCTTCTTTTCTGGAGTTCCGCCGCTTCCTGTGCGGCTTTGGCGGCGGCTGATGCTTGTTCTGCCGCTACACGGTCTGACTCTGCTTTTACTGCTGCCTGATCTGCGGAAGTCTGAATTCCCGTAAATACAGTAATCAGCTTCGGATCGAGCGCCTCGATCTGTTCTTTTGTGAAGCCGGTTTGAAGCAACGTCTCAGCGATTGTAGGCATGATTCACTAATCTCCCGGATTTGTGTGGTTAATAACTCGGTTGCTGTTGTGTCGGCGTAGGTTGTGGAGGGGACACAAGCGCGGTCTGCGCTTCCTGAATCCCTTGCGATACCTTCTCCATTCCAGAAGCCAAACGAGGATCGCTAGATGCCATCTGTTTTGCCGTCTGATACCAACGGGCCAACAATTGTTGAAGTTGTGAGGATTGATCTCCGCCACCTTGAGGGGGACCTCCCTGCGGTGGACCTGCTTGCTCTCCACCTTGAGGGGGTGGAGGCGGAGGACCACCCGCTTGGGGCGATCCTCCTTGATCGGGCATTGGTGTAGCGTTCGTAGCCATGATCTCTCCGTTAACTGTTAGTGGCTACTACTACGCCTTTACTGCGAGCTTCTTGCTGGTGCGCTTCCGGCCACGGCCTTTGTGAGCAGCTTTCTTAACGTGTGCCTTACCTGCGATCTTATGACGCATGATGTTTTCTCCTTTGTGTCGTTTGGTTTAACCCAAAAAGAAACGGCGACTCAACCAGCCGTTTCCAGCTAGGAGTCGCCGCTTGTATCGCCGCAAAGGTGATGGCGCGTGCTCTATTTCTCTCTAAACATACAAATTACTAAGGCATTTGTCAAGTCTTTTTTTTAAACAATCTGCTGTTTCGCTATTTATTTCCTGTATTTTAGGTAAAGAAATGGTAGAATGGGGTTGTGGACGTTTTGATCTATTTCAAAAACTGATCGCTATTTCATCTGCGGATAATTCGCTAATCCTAGACCCCTTCATGGGCAGCGGCACCACTCTGGTAGCCGCGAAGAACTTGGGGCGCAAGGCAATCGGAATCGAGATCGAGGAGAAATACTGCGAGATCGCGGCGAAAAGATTGAGCCAGTCTGTATTTGAATTTTCGCCAGAAACAACTACCAACCGGCTTCCGCAAGACGTAAACTTGTTCTATGAAGAGCAAGGAAAAGGAATACGTGGCAGCGTACTGGAAGCAGTGGAGGATGAAAAATCAGCCTCCGAGACTCCGCCTTTGTTCATCGTGCCGGAGTGAGTTTTTCCCTCATGGTCCACAAAAAAGATGCGACAAATGCCGGACGCTGATATGTAAACAATGCGGAGAGCCATTCGTTCCGCAAGAGGCAAGGATGAGTCAGGTGTTCTGTTGCAAGGATTGTGACAACGCGAGCCGGAAAGGGAGGGTACCCCCACAGTTAGAAGGGAAGCGTGGGACGAAGCCCCGCACCTACCATCTTCGGAATCGAGATAAGCATGGTTCGGCGGAAGACAGGGAATGGCGTATCACCATATTTGAGCGGGATCATTACACCTGCCAAGATTGTGGCCAGACTGGAGGACGGTTGCAAGCACATCATATTGAAGCGTTCAAAGCGCGTCCTGATTTGAGGCACGTTCTCTCAAATGGGCTAACGCTCTGTATTCCCTGCCACAAGAAAACAGACACGTTCGGATGGGCTAATTATTGGCGTTCACAGATCGCGGCCAAGCGCCTGAGCCGAGAGGTATTTGATTTTGGATGACCGCCTATAATTCCTTGTCTTTTACCCCTACCAGTTTGCGCACTTCGTCAGCTTGTTTATCCGTTAGCTTAGAATTTTGCTCGATATTGATTCCTTGGATATAGCCTTCATTGTACAAGACCACCATTTTCCCGTTTGTCTTCGTGGCTTTAAGAATATCGTGAAGCTGCGCTATGTCGGTTCCTGCTTCTAAACTGGCTTCCGTGCGAAGATAATCTTTTTGCGCTTTTACCTTGGGTTCCATTTTGATCTCCTTAACTTGCTTGAATTCTTACGTCTACGATTCTTTCACGGTGGTCCTTGGTGCTCCACCTGCCGCACCCTTTTGAGAAATCCGAGGTGGTTTGCTTCCAGACGGCGGCCTTCCACCGGCATGTAACCCGCCACCACCACCCTTACCGCCGCCTTTACCACCCTTACCTCCATCTTCGCCCGGAGGTTGTAATCCTAATTCCTGCATTTCCTTTTGTGCCATCGCAGCGGCGATCAGCTTCATCTTCGTCAACTGAACCTGCTCCTTGAAATACTTCTCCATCTCCTGCTTTGGATTCTCAATGTCGAGCTTAGTTAGTGTCGTTTCCCAAGAAAGAGGGCAGTCAGGCGTGCGTTTGAGTTGCAGGTACTTCATTTGTGCCTGCATGGCTGTGATCTTGAGCAACATGCTCGGCACGGAAATCAGCCGAAGTTTCTTCACCAACCATTTCGCTCGTGTGAGGTTGTCGTACATGGAAGGCTTGTCAGGATAATTGCCGTTTGACAATTCATCGGGGAGATGACTAGGTACCATGTCGTCAGGATTGTAGTCAAACAGTTCTCTTGCAATATTGTCCTCACCTACATACTCAATCAATCTTTGAGTATTAAACCACTGAGGAATAAGATACTTAACTCTTTCTCCTACGCGCTTGTTAGATTTCTCCAAGCGCATTGCAATTCCCTTGCCGATAGGACCGATGCTCTCGATTTGCTTCGTCGCATCGTCACTGCTCATGTTCATTTTCAGGTTGGCCATGTTGCCAACATCATTGAGGCCAAGGTCTGCCAACATCGAGTCGCGTAGGTATTTAAGGAAATTCCAGTTCTCGGCCCCAACGTTCACTTCGTCAGGCAAGAGAGATTGAAAACTCTTCTTCGGTTCTCCGCCCGCTAACCCAAGACGTACATCTTCTTCAAAAATATCGAAGTGCTCAATCTTAGCGCCACCGTTGGAATCCAAATCGTAGCCCATAGGAGGATTGGCTCTGGCGGTAATGATTGTATCGACCTTCCGCTCATGCTTTCTGATCGTTGTTTCCGTAGAGGCTACATCCCCTACAAGAGACCTTCCACCCGGCTCCCACGGTACATCGTCTACCGTGTACTGGATAATAGGAATCTTGGGGTCCCAGTCGAATGCAGGACCGTCATACATTGGCCTGTCCAACCCGTTCGATGAAATGATAAGCCGAAGGTTTGGGTACACCCGGCAATCCTCTGCCATTGCAGGACGCATGTATGGTTGACCATTCCTGATTCCTCCAAAAATACTCTGCCCAACGTAGGGAACCTTGTAGAACCATGTCGTTCCCATATCGCCCATAGGCAATTCAAATCCTGTGTTGTTGATCCGTAAGTCCCTAATGAATGTGTATCTTATCTCAGTGTAGAGATTGCCGAACGACTTGCCCTGATCCCCATTGTCGCCATAGCGGAACGAGGAAGCAAAGTCCTGCCGCCGTGCCTGAATCAGAGATTTGTAATTGTTCATGCCTACGGTTTGGAGTTTCCCTTGATACAAAGGAAACCGTCCATATGCCTCTGCGATAGGCATATAGTCGTAAATCGTGACCGCATAAGCATCTTGCACGTCATTTGAGCGCGACGGAATCTGGACAGGCATCACATCTAGTATTCCTAGCGCATCAAAGACCATCTCTCTAGGACCGTATCCGTATTCGGATGCACGAACTTTAGGCCATAGGTAGCCTACGCCCATAACAGTCGCATATTGTAAAACTTTTAGTATTTGGATTGGGAAATCAGACTCTAAATATACACACTTGCTTACCTTTGTAAGCATCTCTGCCATTGGCTTATAGGCTTTTAGGTCACTCCCATAAGAAGCAATCTCACGAACTTCGGCAAGTGTCGTGGTGAATTTTTTTACGGCGTATCGCAAGCCGTTTGTGACCAGCAATGACTTAGTTTTATCTTTGAATATTCCATCAAAAACCCGCAAATTACTAGCAAGGTTTTTGTAGCTTTTTTGCCCCTCTAGCCACCCCTCGGCCTCTTGAATTTGGCTCTCAATCCAGCCGATTTTAACGCTGGCTGGAGATTCAAAAGGAGGCGCTTGCCAAACCACCGTCTCTAACGCATCAGGATACATACATGCTCACGATCCTCCCGGTTCGCCACGCCAGCGTCTCTGGAATGGACTACGCGCATTCTAAACCAAATAGCTCCTGCCGTCTACAAAGATTTCGGTTTCTTCTTCCCACACCAGAAACATTCGTTCGATGGGCGAATAGGGCCATCATCGTAGACGTGTCCCCCGTGAACGATAAAACATACCCACTCATCAAACTTCTGCGAAATCCATTTCAATGTGTTCCTCTCCCGATTAACGCCCGCGCTCGTATCCCTCGTTATGATTGTACTCTTCCCGCGTCATTCTCCGTCTGCTTTCAGCCTTATCCATGCGGTCTAAGTGAGTCTGCAAGAACAACTTACCGTACTTGCTGTGACTGTTTGCCATCAAATTATGAATCTCGCTGCGATGCTGCTTCGCCATTTCCCCTTCGACTTGTTCACGTCTTGCATCAATCTGTGCTTCCTTGGAAATATTGTACTGGCGAAGACGATCTGACCATACCTCAGCTTCGTGAACGTTATTGCAGACAACCTTGTTAAATCCTTTTGTGGCAGGGAAATTCTCTGGAAGGCCCATGCGAATCTCGCCTGCTGCGTTTGTGAAATATACCACTTTTTTGTCAAGTTGGGCGTTGTTACTCCATCCTCTCGGCCTGAGATCGTGCGCCATATTGGAGGCTCGATTCGTAAAGAGAAGCCAGTGGTAACGAAGATAGTTCTTGAGTCCGGGTCCGCACCGAGGAACGAAAGATGAGTACATCCAGTCGGTAGGCATCCAATGGGTCACGTCGTTGAGAATTTCCTTGTCCGTTAGGAAAAACGTCCCATCGTAGACGTAAAAGTTACCTTTATGGAACCAGCAACGTTCCAACTGTTCGTTGGCCCACGCAATCACTCGTCTGGTTTCGTTTTCTGGCAGGTATTTTTTTGCATTAACCCAAGTGCGCTCTTTCTTTAAAGCAAGAGCATGGTCCTTGCGCTCTCTCTTGATAGCGGCAATCTCGGCTTTGAGAATTGCAATTTTGTCTGTAGCGAGTTTAGTATTGCGAATCATCTTAATCTCCAGATCAATCATCCAAACCAACTGAGATTGCGTTAATCATACACCGACCCTCGTTTGGGTCTTTCTTCTTCGTGCTAGGCGTAGAATACCGCCTTTGTGCTCTCATAGACAAGTCGTCATAAGTATGCATGTTCAAGAAGCTCTGCGCTGCTGCGCGAATCCTGTCATCATGCTTGTTCTTCTGGTGAGTCATCTTGTCCCTGCCGCCGTCTACTGTGTGACGTTCAAGGGTTTTCAGTTCTTCGATGAGCCACTTTGAACTGGGAACGTACCATCCACCGTTTACCGCTCCTACAAAGCGATCCATCAAAATAGGAACAGT